AAATCTCCAAAAGACAATAGAAGACCTCTCAGACAAAAAACAAGAAATCGTTCATTACGATTTTGCCTATTCCTTACTCAAGGACGATGGTGTAAAAACGAAGATAATTAATAAGTATCTTCCGTTCATAAATCAGCAGGTTAATCGTTATCTTCAGATGATGGATTTCTACATCAACTTTAAACTTGATGGAGAATTTAGTGAAACTGTTGAATCACCGATTCACGAACACTTCTCATATTCATCTTTCAGTGAAGGTGAAAAAATGAGAATTGACCTCGCACTTCTTTTCACTTGGAGAGAAGTTGCAAGACTTAAGAACTCGGTGAATACTAACCTGCTGATTATGGATGAGGTGTTTGATTCTTCACTGGATGGGTTTGGAACCGAAGAGTTCCTTAAGATTATCCGTTATGTGATTAAGGATGCTAATATATTCGTTATCTCTCATAAGTCAGACTTACATGACAAATTCGAAAGTGTCCTACGTTTTGAAAAAGTAAAAGGTTTTTCAACTATGGTGAAATAACTTTTAGAAAAGTGTTATAGTATAAATAGTTATAACACTTTTCTAAAAAATGCCAAAAGGAATACATAACGGACCCAGAGGTGGAAATCATCAAAAATCACTAATAGAGAGATTTAACAACTCTCACCAAAAAGGTAGTTGCGAAGATGAATGTTGGATTTGGACAGGAACTATTAATGGCCCTGGTAAAAAAAGATATGGTGTTATAAGAGATAATTATAAGCAGAAAAAAGCGCATAGAGTTTCATATGAACTCCATAAAGGGGAAATACCGAATGGACTGGTAGTAAGGCACCTATGTGACAATAAACTTTGTGTCAACCCAAATCACCTTGAAGTAGGTACTGTGGGGGATAATAACAGGGATAAGGTTGGAAAACACCTTTACATTCCAGTTCTTCCTGAAAAATACGAGGAAGCATTACTACTCTTAAAGGAAAAAGGTTATGTTAGTACCAAATAGACACCACCATTCCAAGAAAGAACAGAAAAGAAAACTGAAACCGCAAGCACTGCGACAAGCAAAGGCACGACTCAAAGCCTTTAAGAAAAAGCACTCCGAAAGGAGTGTTTTTTTTTATAAATAACTAAAAAGTATTTCGTAAGATGGATTCAAAAGAACTTCGCAATCTTCAAGAAGCATATATGGAAGTTGTTGAAAATCAACAGCAACTTGATGAAACTGGTAAGAATGATGCTCGTATAAGAGACAACATTAGGAGATTTAAAGGTAGCAAAATAGAATATACTCCACCTAGAAACTGGGATCAAGAAGCAAACAGAGGACAAGGTGCTACCGTAAGTGCTAAGCAAGCAGAGAAGCGTCGTCGTAAAGCACTTCGTCAAGAAGAAGTAGATATTTACGACATCATCCTCTCACACCTTCTTGATGAAGGATATGCTGAAACAGAAGAAGCTGCAGAAGCAATTATGGTGAATATGAGTGAAGATTGGAGAGAAGATATTATGGAAATCTCACAGAAAACTGCTACAAGAGCATATGCTGCGAGTTCAACTGGTGAGTTTGAAGGTCAAGATTCTTCAAGAGATGTAAAAAGAACTGATAACCTTAGAAAGCATATTCAAAGAAAGTTTGGTGATAAAGCAGCAAAACATGCTGATAGAGCAGCACACTCAATGACCTTTGGGCGTAAAAGTAAGTTCATGAAGATGCCTCCCAAACCCTGAACCACTTCCCAAACTGACACACAAGAGGGTTTCACCACCCTCTTTTTTTGTAAAATAGGTCCATACGCAACGGATCAATGGCAGTCAATCACGAAATCAAGTCTCAACTTGCTAAACTTCTTGCCACCGAAGACCTTGTGGTTGAGCACAAGAAGGTGGAGACTGCCTGCTTTAATGTTCATACTCGTGTTCTGACTCTGCCGATGTGGGAGGGTGCCACGAATGAAATCTATGATATGTTGGTGGCACATGAGGTGGGTCATGCACTGTATACTCCAGATCGTGATTGGTTGAAAGAATATAAGATTCCTCCACAGTTTGTAAATGTCGTTGAGGATGCTCGCATTGAGAAGATGATGAAACGTCGTTATGCGGGTATCTCCAAGACCTTCTATCGTGGTTATAGTGACCTTTCCGATAAGGATTTCTTTGGTGTTGAGTGTGAAGATGTAAGCAAGATGAATCTTGCTGACCGTGCTAATCTCTATTTTAAGATTGGCAACTTTGTTGATATTCCTTTTGATGATTATCTTGAGATGCCAATCATCCGTATGATTGATGGATGTGAGGATTTTGATGATGTGCTCGTAGCGGCACAAGCACTTTACAAGTATTGCCAAGACCAGATGAATACTGAAACCAAGACCGATATGGATTCTCTGGAATCTCAAGGTCAAGGTTCTGGTGAGCAACAGCAACAACCAAATGATTCTGGTGAGGAAGGTCAGGAGCAACCTGATAAGAATGATTCTTATGGAGGAACAGCAGAGCAGGATACCGAGCAAGTTGACAACATGGGTGGTGGTGAAATCAATCCAGAGCCTAAGGTTAACACGATGGATTCTCTTAATGAATCTATCAAAGATTTGATTGATATGAATGGTGTTGAGAATGTTTATCTTGAGATTCCTAAATTGGATTTGAAAAAAGTTATTGTTCCCAACTCTACAATTCATAATGCCTGTCATGAACTATGGGATGATTATTATGATGAAACTGTCTTTGATTTTGTTGATCCTGAGTTTGTAAAGTTTAAAAAGTCTGCACAGAAAGAAGTCAACTATCTTGTCAAAGAGTTTGAGTGTCGTAAGTCTGCAGATTCTTATGCCCGTGCTACTACTGCTCGCACGGGTGTTCTTGATTGCACCAAACTTCACACTTACAAGTATAACGAAGATTTGTTTAAGAAAGTCACCACTCTTGCTGATGGTAAGAATCATGGTCTGGTGTTTATCCTTGACTGGTCTGGTTCGATGGGTAAGGTGATGTTAGATACAGTCAAGCAACTTTGCAATCTGGTTTGGTTTTGTAAAAAGGTTGGTATTCCTTTTGATGTTTATGCATTTACAAATGACTATCCTCTCATTTCTGTGAATGAAAATGGTAAGTGTATTACTCGTGAACTTTCATATCAAAAGAAAGATGGACTAATGCAAGTTGGTGAGTGGTTCTCTTTGATGCACATGCTGACTCATAAGACTAACTCTAAAACTCTGGAGCAACAGATGTGTCATTTGTTCCGTCTTGCATGGAGCTTTAGTCGTTATGCAATGTATAAAATTCCTGTAGGTATGAGTCTTTCCGGAACTCCATTGAATGAAACGATGATTGCACTTCATCAAATCATTCCTCAGTTCAAAAAAGAAAATAAACTTCAAAAGGTTCAGTGTGTTGTATTGACTGATGGTGAAGGATGTGCTCTCAAATATCATCGTGAGGTGCAACGTCATTGGGAAATTGAACCATTTATTGGAACGGCACACATTGGATCATATTGTTTTTTGAGAGACCGTAAAACTGGCAATACTTATAGTTTGGGTGATAATTGGTATGACATGACCGATGTTCTTTTAGAGAATCTCAAAGATAATTTTGTGGATACTAACTTCATTGGTATTCGTGTTCTCGAATCTCGTGATGCTGGTTCGTTTATTCGTCGTTACACTGGATGGAATTCTTCCCAATACGACAAGGTTCATCAGATTTGGAGAAAAGAAAAAGCATTTGCACTTAAAGAATCTGGATATCATACATATTTTGGACTTTCGGCAAATGCTCTTGCAAATGAGTCTGAGTTTGAGGTTGATGATGATGCATCTAAGGCACAGATTAAAAAGTCTTTTATGAAAAGCCTTCAAAACAAAAAAATGAATAAAAAGATTCTCAATGAATTTGTAAGTCTTGTTGCCTGATAAATATTTTTATAAAATAGGTATCAAACATGTCTAGATTTGGAGATTTATTGGGAGGAAAAAAGGCAGCACCTGCACCAGATCCTGCACCAGTAGTAGAAGAAACTATAGAAGTTACAGAATCACCCATTGTGGAGGAAGACACTACAAATTATCATGAGGTGATTGAAGAGGAATTAGTCGAAACTTTCCCATATGAAAGTGATGTTTCTCTTCATGATATGAGTAAAAAGGAATTGGAAGAGTATGGCAGAACTGTCGGTATTGAACTTGATATGAGACATTCCAGAAAAAGAATGGTTCGGGAGTTGGAAGAGTATCTGTTGTCCGATTCTTGAACTGTCCACTGGGGGTCGCAAGACCCCTTTTTTTCTTGTATAATAACTTCAGTTGAAACGAACAACCAACATCATGCCTCTCTCCACTGACTATATCCGCACTTCTCTTCAAGGACTTTATGGTGAGTCTGTGACTACTGGTGATATTCGTGCCTGGTGTGCGATGAACGGTTCCAACTATCAAACTGTCACCAACAAACTGTCTCA